CCGCAAACGCATCGGCAAATATTGCGACCGATAAAGTTAGGATAGCAACAACCAGTTCTCCTATACATTTTACTAATAGTTTTCCAAATGTAGCTTTAACTGGCACTGTGACATGTAGCACTGGTAGTGCAGTTATAACTGGCTCAGGCACATTGTTTGTTTCTGAATTAAACATCGGTGCTTGGATAGGAAATACCTCAGGAAATACAGTAGGGGTAGTTGCTGCTATTCATAATAATACTAGCTTAACTCTTTCTGCAAATGCTGCTGTAGCGATTGCAGGGGCTACTGCCAGATATAATCCATTTGGTGTAGCTTATACCATAGCTACAGCTAATAGTGAAATCATACCGGCAAACTCTACAGAACGTACTATTATAGTAGGACAAGGAAATATTATTTCTTATTTAAATGTATCTGGTGCATCTGCGGCTCCGTTTTCTATTACTGAGTTGGGTATGCCACATGCCAATACCGGTACATCAGGTATTAATATTCCAGCAACTCTTACTCCAACGACAACTACAACATCTACTTCTACGACCACTACAACAACTACAGCAGCTCCTACAACTACTACAACTACAACATCTACTTCTACGACCACTACAACAACTACAGCAGCTCCTACGACCACTACAACAACTACAGCAGCTCCTACGACCACTACAACAACTACATCAGGACCTTAATTGATTTACAAGAGGTAACAAGAAAAGAGACTCCGAGTCTCTTTTCCTTTATCAACTTCACAACTGTATATTTTTAGTGGATAAGCATAAATATGTTATACACTCTCATGGTGAGAGTTTATGCAGTACCCACTGCGTAGTGACTAGAACTCACACATATTACAAAGGAAAAACAAATGGGACGTCCTCTAAAAATCGCAAAGGCTCAAGCAGTCTTAACAATCACTAATACAGCAACAACAGGCAGTATCGTTACAATATCAGGTGGAAATCTAACGACTTCCCCTACAGTCGGTGTGACATCTGGTATGTCATTTGTACCTGCATCAAGTATCAGTGGTTTAGTAGCTAACACAATATATTATGTTGATACTATTTTATCAAATACCACATTCAGTGTTTCAACTACACAATTAAGTGTTCAACCGCGTGTAATGGCTACATTAGCTAATTCATCAGGTGGCACGGTTAAAGCATCATTCAATGTTGTTGACGCTTATTTCAACAACCCAAATGGTGGTGCAGGTTTCCCAACAACAAACAGTAATACATATTCTGTAGTTGGTGGTAATACAGCTATTATTGGACCGCAGGTCTTGGCACAAGTTGCTATCGGCATCAGCGGCACCGGTACTCTTTATTCTACCAGTGGTAACGCAAACGTGTTTGGTGTTGGCACCGATCTTGCTAATACATTGTCTGTGGGTTCTGCAATTCAAGTAGGAGTTGCAAACATCAATGGTTCTACTGATTATGTTAATTTAGGATTTGCAGCTACACTTTCAGGATATGCAAATATTGAAATTTCTAATGCTACTGCTACAGGTAATTTCTTAACAACAGTTGGAACAGCAACAAATCTATTTGTAAATCAACCAGTTGTGTTAACAGCAAATATCGGTGGTTTAACAGCAGGTACAACATACTTTGTCAAGACAACGCCAAATGCCGCTGCATTTAGTGTCTCTTCATATGTAGGTGGAGCTAACGTCGCATTGACTAATCAAAATGCTACTTCATATGCTGTACAAGACCGAGTGATATTATCAGGTACAGCTACCACTTCTTATGCAAACGTACCCTTCGTTTACGCAAATGATGAAGCTGGTTACATTGTTCGTCAAAAGGGCAAGCAGAAGTATCTAGTAACAGGTACAGTAACTGGTTTAACATCACAGTGTTTAACAGCCAACGTTGCAAATACAGCATTGACACCAAATTCCATGCGTATTCTTGCTACATATGCAAACTCAGCTACACAAACAGTGCAGTATCTTTCTGATCACAATGCAGGATTGTTCACTGCTAACTCTAGCCCAATCGCAACAGCTAATATTGTATCCGACGGACAACCAACTGGTAACTTGGGATACATTAATACAGCTCCGGTAATTGCAACATTCAACAGTGCGGTAACTACTGTAACTGCTGGATCGTTTGTTGTTGGAGTAGCTTATGTTATTGTATCACTTGGTAATACTGACTGGCCGGCAGTCGGTGCAAATAATCCATCTGTAGGAGCAGTCTTTACTGCAACTGATGTTGGTTCTGGTAGTGGTACAGTGTCTATTGCTGGTGCAATTGGCCCAATCGTAACCATAGCTAATGCATAATGACCGTTCTAAAGATGACTAAAGCTCAGCAGGTTGAGACTGAAATCGCTGTTCTTCAAGTTCAAGTTAATAACATTGAATCAAAAATCAATGATATTAAGGACAACTTGAAGCAAGTGCATGATTGCGTTCATGCAAACGCTGAGGAAACTCAGCGTTTGATTAAAGAACTACAAGAGTCTAACGAGAAGTCTCATAAAGCATTAAGCGACAAAATTTCTGCGTTAGAAAAATGGAGATGGATGTTAATGGGCGCCGGGGTCGTTATTGGATCTATGGGATTTGAATCACTAGCGAAATTGCTGAAATAAAAAAGAGAGACTTAGGTCTCTCTTTTCGTAAGTGCATATAGTTTTTCTTGTACTATGTCAAAATTCACTGTACTGAATAATCCAGGGTGTAATGGTTTGGGATATTGATTTCCTCCAACCCAAGCATAGCCACAATGTTCTTCATTTAGTATGGGGATAAATTCTTCTACTACTGCACAAAAAAATGTATGATAAGTAAAGGCTTTGTTTACAAATTTTTGTATTGGGATCAATTTAACATTTTCAGGGAAATAGTTAATTTCTTCCAAACACTCACGTTCTAATCCTTCCAATAGAGTTTCACTTTCTTCAATTTTACCACCGGGTATACCCCAGTTACCTAAATTTTTAGGATCCGTTCTAAGAAGATAAAAGAATCTGTCGGTGCTTGAACAATAGAAAAATACACCTGCCGAAGTATTCATATTACAATACTGTAGTCGCCCTGATCGTACCATCCATCTACCGATTTCATCCAAGCTCCGTTGATATATCTATATTGGATATTTGTTGTAAGATTTGTTACATACTCCACTGTGGTCGAAGTATTGCTTTCAAAAGATACATACCATTGACCTAAACTAGAACTATATTCAATAATGTCATTGGCTGCTGCAACTAAATTTCCCCAAGCTACGGTACTGCTACCAGGTGCACCAACATTTTCTACAATTAAATACCTAACTCCATTGATGGGACCTGGTAAGCCTGCGTTTGGGCCTGATGTAAGAGGGTTAACTACGCTATAAACAGGATCTAATGTATTTTGTGGTAATGTATCTGGGTCGATGTTGTATATCAGCAGTCTGTCATCCAGTGGATCAGGCACAATAGTACCAACAATGTCAGTTGTCATATATGGATTTTGTAACCATATTTGACTTATACCGGGTCTTACTGTGCCATACACATTTAATAAACTTGACCAGTATAATGCTGTACTTGGGTTGGTTGGATTGTCTAAGTCACTATTAGGTGGACTGAATGGCTGATCAGCAGGTAGTATTTGTAGCGTATTGTTTATCAATAAAACTTTATAACCATATGGAGTAATTTTTTGTCGGGTCCCCAATAAGAATTCATCATTCTGCATATCTTCTAATGCAGCACCAGTGTAAATTGAAGCAATAATTTTATGAATGACACCCATCTTCTTCAATTTAGCGGGAGCAGTTAGCCATACAGGCATATAAAATTTCCAAGTCATCACATCTATTGGATTGCCAGTTCCTTGTGGAATTGATCTACTAGAAAAAGTCAAGCCATCTTGAAATACTGCACTCAAGGATGTCCAATCAATATAATTATCTGTACTCTGAATCTCCAGTGCTGGATTAAATAGTGTACCTAATTGCTCTAGTAGTTCTAACTTTTGATTATAATTGGTAGTCCAAAAATCTACGTTAATTCTTAATGTATATGGAACAGGCATTATTCGTTCAACAGTAAATGCTTGCCCTTGAGTTGTATCATAAGTTTGCGTTTCTGAATTATATGCTCTTTGTCTTACATTGATTTTATCAACGAATGTAGGATCTTGAGTCCATTTCTGATTATATTCTAATCCACTTATATAATATGTAATTAAGGGTGCGGATGGTAAATTACTTGCGCTATTATCTGCTATGATGGTGGCTGCTTGCCTGCTGCTATCACCATACATAATAGGAACTCTAACTAGTATGGGATTTCCTGAAGGATCCTTACCTTTAGTAACATACCAATTACTGAATATTTTTGCAAATTGAATTAAAAATCTGCGTAATTGTTGATCGTAGAAAAACTGTGCCATGAATTAAATTTTTGGTGGTAGTGGATCAGGGGCAATTTGCAATATAGTAGATAGAGCTTGTTTCTCAGGAATAACATTGCCTGTAGTAGACAAGAACACATTGCTATCATTGATAAATCCTGATAGCAAGGATTTATCAGCATCGGTAAATCCTGTATCTGTTCTGACATTGCTAGAAATTCTTACCCATAGTTTACCATTCCAACGATATAATACTTGTGGTAAGTAATCTATGCGTAGGAAATAATCTCCAACCTGTGGATTTTGTGGGAATGCGATTCCTGATCCAGTTGGGGTTGCATTAGGATCCATGGTAGCATTAACACCTAATGTGTCATTTGCGGCTGCTGCTATATTTGCTGCTTGCACTGCCCCAACCGAGTTCTGTGGTAGCGGATATAGCGGTGGAGTATTAGTTATACCAGTTGGTATACCATTTGGTGTAGAACCATCTCCGGTCAAATAACCAACTGTATATCCAAATGATCTTGGAGTTGATCTGGCAATGAATTGGAATCTAGGATCGCAATCAGCACGGAAGTCCATTTGCTGTGATACAGTTCCAGTAAACCCGGGTAATTCAGGATCTTGATCAGCCGTTGCATAAGTGTTATCAGCAGTTCCATATGGACCTGTTATCATGCCAGTTGAAGTAGCGGTTAATACCATTTCTCCTTCAACAGCACCTGAACCTGAACCT